CGGAAAAGCCAAACTGCACCTGTCCAGTAGTGCCGCCGCTCAATTTTGTACAAGAAATTGTTGAAAGTAGCGTTGTAGTACCCGCTTGACGGAACTTAACGGACACCACAGTTGTCGACAAGGACAAGTCAATAGGCTGACCAGTAAGGTCATCCGTCAGCGTCACAACGATAAGCGGCTTCTCGTCGCCTGCTGTTAATCGGATAACGTCTGTTGCCATAATGTCCTCACGCGAATGGGCGCTGTCTCACGAACACGGAGGCGCGGCCTGCACCAATGTTCGAGCGAGCACGACGCTCTGTTGTTTTTGATATGAACTGCTTGGCATGGTAAGTGGCTAACTCTCGGTCAGTCCAGTTCTTGTTAGGCAGTACCAGTAAGTATTGCAATGCGCCGTGCATGATGACATTCTCTAGGTCATCAAACACAGTCTTATCCATCCCCGTAGCAGTACGCAAAGGCTTCAACGCTACGACCATGTTCAGGTCGTACGTGTGAAGGTCATCAGGAATAGGCGCAACAGATAGATTGTCAGGGTCTAACTGGAACACAAAGCGCGGGTCAGAACGCTTGTTCGGGTCAAGGTTAGGCCAATCAGGGAATCGTCTATGAATATCTTCTAGTGTGACTGGCATGATTGGCTGACCGTTAACTGACGCAGTCAAAAACGCATGAACCTCAGTCTGTGCTGGGTTGTCATACTGATACTCATAGACCCCGGGGGTCAGACGAATTGGGAACTGCTGATAACGCCAAGCAAGAGTTTTCTCACATGCCTCAATTGCAGAGTCCCGAATGTATTGTTCAATCACGGGCTGCGGACATCCCGGCACACTTGGCAAAAGCCGTTGAGCTAGTGAGAGGAATGTACGTGTCGCCATTAGATTACCTGCTCTTTAGGTAGCCCTGACTCCTCAGTATCAGTCAAGGTACGAGCCTGTGCACTGACACCCAGAGCTTGGGTAAATGTCTGTTGGAACAACTGAGCACGATTAGAGTTCACATGCTCGTTGTCAATAGTTTCCGCTAGGTACACAGTGCCGTCAAGGACGACAGGGAAATACGCATCGGAGAGCAAAGCCACATCTTCGTCCGCCGTGTAGTCACGGGGGGCTTGGGCATACTCTGCAATCAGTGTTTGACCTGTTGGGGCTTTAGGGTAGATGAAAAACTTTGTCTGGTTACGCGTATGGCGCATCCAATTCACACACTCACCAGCGGCAACATTCATCCAGCCGGGGTAAGTCTCATCAAGAGACTCACGACTCGCTTCAGTCACAGCATTACCACCATCAACTTGGAAAATCTCCATGATGCGGATGCCGTCTGAAGGAATCGACTGAATGTTTGTACCAGCAGTGGTGGGGATAGTCGTCAGATAAGCAAAGAGGTCGGGGCGTAGCACAGCCATGCGCTTAAGCGCTTGATTGGCGAAGCCAAGCAGCACCGTGTCGCTGTAACGATACGGCACTACGTTGTCTTGCAGTAGGCGACGAGCCTCAGTGATTACTGACGAGAGTTTCATTCAGGTAAACCCCTAGATGCTTCAATGTTCAATTCTTCGTTGACAGTCTCAGGTTCAACTGGGATGTCTTCAGTTTCCAGAGCCAAGCCAGACTTACGACCTTTTTGTTTCTTAGGGATGAACTTCTCTGGGAAGGCTTCTTCCTCAGTTACTTCTTCACACAGGATGTTCTCCGCAAGGATTTCATTCCAGTGATAAATAGTGCCGTCACGGCGGTTGCGTAAAAAGCGTTCTGCCATTTGTTTCTCCTAAAAGGTTAGCAATTCCAAGCCTTGAGGCTCTTGTTAATTCTACTGTTCGGGTCATTAGCTGTCTTCTTGCTAGTCAGCTTTTTCTTCATCCCTTCCATGCGAGCACAGAATGAATCTCTACGAGGCCCACCTTCTGGCTGCGGGGGTTTAAGCCCCGGCTTGCCCGGATTAGCCTTGTTGTATGAGGCACGACCCTTAGCGTTCAAACCACCGTTAGGGTCTTTCCCTTCTTTACGAGTCCATGCTGGGGTCTTAGCCATTACAACTCCTCATATATAACAGAAACTGTAATTCCTGATATTGGAATTACAACATAAATTCCATCATCGAATAGTACTCCGGGCGCGACAAACGGGATATTGGTATTCCCTTTGCCATACACATCCAAGTGATAGTGTGGTTCACCACCTGTTGGAGCAGTTGTTCGGTCATAGAACTCAATGACTGAATCATTTGCTACCGACGAAAATATAAGCACTTGTTTGAACAACGCCCGTTTGTCTGTTATCAAACCAGACGCAGTTACTTGCTTAGCTTGTACGCCAATAGACATATGATTCCTTAAAAAGGAGGGGGGCAAGCCCCCCATCCCTCAGTCAATTAAGACACATCTGTCAAAGTTGCGAAGATACGCACAACAGCAGCCGCAGGTACAGCAGTACCAATGGTGATGTCGATAGTATCAGCGCTTGAGTACAACTTGCCACCACTCAAGGTAGGAGCAAATGCACCAGAAGACAGAACTGGAACGCCGCCAGAAAGACCAGTTGCGTTAGCTGAAGTTGCAGCAAGATAGCCAGCGGCGGCAGAGCCGTCACCAATAGCAATCGTGCTGGTCACACCAGCGGCAGTGGTCACTTCCATACCCACGTTAGAGACGATGCTCTTAGCAGGAATAGGCAACACTTCCAAAACATCAGATGCAGCCAATGCGGTTGCGCCAGCAGCCAAACGAGCAGCAATGATTTTTGGGAAGTCCAGAGTCACCTCAATACGAGAAGTCTTGTTAAGACCACGAGCAAGAGGCGCAGCGCTTCCTTTCTGGAAGCCATATGAGTCGGTATATGTAGCCATGTTATTTCTCCAAAGTTAAAAGTTAAGCAAGGGTCACAACGCCTTGAGCCAAGGCTTCAGGTTTCACAACCTTGTAACCATAAACTTGCAAGCCACGAATAACGTTGCCGAAAGTAGACTCAGAACGGATAGTTTCCATGTTGGTCATTTGAGAGGCAAAAGTAAAGCCCATCTTGTGACCAGCGATGATGCTGAACTTACCAGAAGATTGGCTCAAGTTGTGGCTCATGTACACGGTGAAACGGTCAATCATGCCCAACTGACCGTTGCGCAAAATAGAAACATTGTCACCAGTAACCAAAGCACTCTTGAAGTCAGACTTTTTAATCATGCCTGCCATCTTTGCTGGAATAACGATGAAGCGGTCGCTCTCAGGAGCATTGGCTTCGTCCAACACAGTACCGATGTCAACGATGTATTCCAAGACGTTAGTCTTAGTAATCGCAACAGGAGTACCAGTAGAACCGAGGTCAATGTTGGCAGTGATACGACCAGCAGTGTTACCTTTGTTCAAGCTAGAAATATCAGGCAAGATGTCAGTCAACACGCGTTGGTCAATCTTAATCTTCATACGCTCAGAAGCGTCCTTAGACCAAGTGTCCATCAAGTTGATGTCAGCCTGAACTTTATCCACATCGTCTTCAACGCAAGCGAAGTACTCGCCTTTGTCGATGACCAACTGGAGCTTTTCCTTATCAGGATTCTCAACGGCAAGAGTTTGACCCTTGACGTAAGTCTTGATAGTGATGGTTGGAGTGGTACGGATGTTGACCGTGTCACCCATGTTGCGAATTTCGCCTTCGTAATTTGTATTGGAGATTGCGCTCAATACAGTTGCGTCGTAGAAATTCTCGATAAGTTTGCCCGACCAAATCTCGGGGATGAAATTGCCGCTGTAGTTTGTGCGGCCTGATGCGACGGGAAAGCCCATGATGAAACTCCTCTAATCAAGCGTTAACAGTTATGCGATTTTCGCGTTGTGCTGCGAAAATATCGCGTTCGATTCGGTCACGCTCTGCCTCACGCCCTTTGTACTTACCCTGACGAACATCGTTGAAGAAGATTTTGATGTCTTCAGGAGTGTAGTTCTTGGCGTTTGAATTGGTTGGAGTACCAGTATTGCGGGAACGACCCGGAGTAACTTGTCTCTCCAATTCAGAAGCAGTCGCTTGCCGATTGGTGTTTTGAGCAACATTAGCTTGTCCAGTTAACTCCATCCAAGAACGGAAGAAATTGCCAACACGGCGCACATCTAGGTTGCGTTGAGCATCCTCTAGGATGGTTTGACGACTAATACCAGTCAGCGGGTCAATTTCCAACAGCCATGACTGGAAGTCAGGGGCGTTGTTAATGTCGCGCCAATTAGGGATATAGGTTGTCAACTCAGTCCAGAATTGCTGTTCAGAATTTACAGCTTGACGCTGTGCTAGGTTGTTCACCTGAGGCACGACGTTAATCTGAAGTTGCTGAAGTACTCTATCTAACTGTGCAATCTTTTGCGCGACTGGGATGAGTTCTTCGCGGGTCACACGACGCATAACGTCAAGCGACTCACCATACTCCTCTTGGTCTCTGTCCGTAATCAATGGGTCAGTTACGACCTCAACGTTGCGGGGTGCATTAGTCTGCGCAGATAGCGTAGCAAGCAATTGCTCCATCTGCTGTACTTTGCTGGCAAGCTCTTTGTTCTGCGAGTGCAGACGCGGAACTTCAGCGTTGTACATGCCTTGAAGTGTGCGGTATTTTTGGCTCAATACCTCGTCTGAATTCTTATCATCTGTCGTTTGCTCATTGCCAGATGACGGAGTAGCTACATTCTGTACAGTGCTCTCGTCGGCAGCAGGAGAATTGGAAGCATCGTCCGTGGGGGTAGCAGTATTGCCATCGGCGGGTGTCCCCTCGCCATTGTTGCTATCGCCATTTAGTTGCTTGTACAACTCTTGTACAGCCTCGGTCTGTTTACGAATTTGCTCTGGAAGTGCCATGATAAAACGCTCCTATCGGTGTGCGTAGATTAGACGGCGAGTCATTCTGACTTTGCCGCTAGTTCAGGGGACTCTTTGACGAGCTTGTATAGCTCGCCCAAAACTTGGCATCGCCCCTGCATCAATGCCGCGTTGTTTATTGCGTTCGGTAGCTGTTCAAGCTCACGCATACGCCAAGCCTCCAAGAAACCCAGAATCTCTGGGAACTGGCGACTGGTGATGGCGAGAGCCTTCACGACTTTTGGGTCGGGCCGAATCATGCGGCTGCTCCCGAAACGCGATTACTGACTGTGTTGCCTTCCATTCCACCTTTGGGAGAACCGTCTGGCTGAGTTGGCGCAGGTTGTTGCGCCTGCTGAGCTTGTTGCGCAGCTTGTGCGCGAGCAGCAACAGCACCCATGACAGAGGCTTTTTCCCGAGATGGAATGATGTCATCCACAGGCATTTGCAACCCTTTAGCGATTTCACGAAGAATCGCTGCCCTACCATCCTTGCCGACAATTTCCATGTCGATTTGGTTGGCGGTTGCGTTGAGGAACTCGATACGGCGCACGTTAACAGTCTCTTTGACTGCCAAGTTAATTGCGCCTCGGGCAACGACTTGTGCGTCACCCTTGATTGATTCGTCCTCGTCGTAGCGCATGTTATACACAAACTGACGTTGTACAACTGGCTTAATCACATCAGCGTCGATATGACCCACGACTTGGCGGATACCTTTACCTGCTGCACCCATCAACATAGACAGGCCAGAAGAAGTACGTCCTGCGCCCTGTACATTCAGGTCGCCGTACATATAAGCTGGGATGCCCGAGTGGTCATCAGCCAACTTACTGAACTTCTCATACACAGCCATCAATGTATTGGCATTGTCTTCAGGCTGAGTGAAGCGAACTGCTGGCGCACTTGAACCAACAGGGTCGTTTGTAACTTGCCAAATCTTCCAAGGGTGCATCTGTGTGATGTCCTCGTTTGGCGGAATACGCTCTAGGTTCACCTCGACCTGTGGGCCTGAGGCAATACCCATGTTGTTGACCAACGCACGAGCGGACGCATTGCACACGCTCTGGATGTCTTCGATGATTTCAGGGATACCTTTACCCCAGAACGCACCGGGACACTTGATGAACGAAGTTTTTGCGTAAGGCTTCTGTCCCAACGGGTCATAGTTGAGTACGGCCTTGATGACCATATTGCCCACCAACCACACGTTGGCGTCGTACTCTCTTGCCT